AAGGTTTTTTTCTAAGCTGGTTATAGAAAGGTCATACTTAGATTCAAACTTCACGAGATCTGCTGCGGAGCAAGTAACTTCTTTGCTCTCACCGGATAGAAACTCAATGCGTAGGTTGATTTTCACTTTTTTTCCTTAGATTAGGCTGTTGCGCGTGATACGGTGCCGCTGGTAGGCCATGTGACCGACAGGGTGGCGATGTCGCCAACCGATGCCGAGTATGGCTGATACTGCGAAACTAGGCATACAGCGGTGTAGGCAGGGTTAGTTGCTGACACAGCGGTGCTAGTTGGGCTGATAACAACAGTAGCGTATGAGCCACCGTTGAAAAGAGGGTAGAGGGTTGCATCAACAGCTGCAGCACCAAAGTCCTGGAAGAAGTTTAGGGTTACAGAACCCGACTTCAAGCCAGCAACGCGAGTGCGCCATCCGCCACCAAAAGCGGTGGTTTCAAGTTCATCTGATGATAGGTCAAGAGTTGCCGACTGAAGAGAACTCGAAAGGTTCGTTCCGTTTACGGTAATCTTGTGGTCTGTGGCTGCGTAAACTGCCAATTTGACTCCTTAGTTAGCTTGGACAACACAGGTAAACTCTGCTGCCAAATAGGTTGTTTCTCCGATGGTGGTTGAGCCGTAGTTTCTCATGTCAGTCACGATCAGGTCAAAAACTTTTCCCGATAATGTCCTATTTGATTCTATCGCACTCTTGATACTAGACGATCCCGTTGGTGAACAGTAGTCGTCAAGCTTGTTTTGTGCCGTTCTGGAATCAGCCATGCCCACAACCAGGGTGATTGTGAAGCTGTATGTGTTGAGTCCGTTGTTGAACGATTTGTGATACTCCACATTTTCTGGAGTAATGATTGCGTAAGGCGGATTGACTTGAGCAGGGATCACTCCGCTGGAACGCAAACCTAGAACTGTCAAAAGGTTCGTGGCAATGCCATCACGGATCTCTGTAAGAGTAGGCATTAGTAATACTGCCTTAGAGTCCGGTAAGGATCTACCAGCATTGCTACATCAGGGTCAATGCGTGTGCCGACACGAATAAAGCCGAGATCAGGGCTTGATAGAACGCCTAGAGGCGATTCGTTGCGTTTGAACACGCGAGCAGCTTGCAAAATCGTTGCCTGTTTGATCGCAATAGGCACAGCAGACCAGCCCCAAGTGCCTGTGATTCTCACGCAAGCTTCTTGAACATTTATAGGGAACAGTTTGTCATCTACGGCTCGCAAAGCAGTCGTAGGCCATCCGGTAATGCCACCAGACACATTGTTGAGTGGTTCTTTCTGATAATCAGTAGAAGTCCACACATTGTCGTAAACAGCGTCAAGATCGTCAGCGGTAGCCACTTCAGTAATCGTGATGGCATCGTCAATAACCGTGTAGTAGTTGGTGTCTGCAACAAAGTAGCGTGTGGCAGTTCCGGCGTTGTAAAAGTAACGCCCTGCGTAAGTGTCTAATGCCCGCGACGAAGATTCGATTGCCAACTCTATGAGAGTGTCGTCAATAGTGTCAGCGGATGGGATGCGTAAAGCAGCTTTGACCTCAGCCAAAGTTGCATAACCGTTAGTGATTGCCACAAAAACTCCTTACCAAGTCTATTTTACTTGCTCAACAATACGCTTCTTCAGATCGGTCGTAGAGATGCCTGAAGTGTAGGGAATGTAGCACAAGCTAATGTCACGCTCGTCAAGCCAATCCTGATCAAACTGCATCTGTTTGTAATAGTCACGCCTAGCCCAATCTGAGCCAATGATCACAAAGTCTGGTGCCGCTAACTCAATCGCAATCTTAGAATCCGCCCCGCCAACATTCGGCACAACGGCATCCACATACTTGCAACCCAACAACACAGCCTCACGCTCTGCATACGACATGACAGGCGAACGACCCTTATAGGCTTTGATGAACTCGTCAGTATTGAGCGAAACAGTCACAGAGCCGACTAGCGCACATTTCCTCAGAAACGCTACATGGCCTGAGTGAAACAGGTCGAATGTCCCGCCTGTGTAAACTTTCAGTCCCATCGGTTATCCCTTCGCACTTGCAAACTCCAGACACCTTCGGAGTAATCTTCTTCTTCGGTTTTTTTGTGAAGAAGAGCTTGATTCTTTCCATAAGTGCGACCATTAGCTGCCTCAAATCCTGAGTTCAAAGTTGAACTGTTGTCATGGTTTACTTTAGCGTCAATCCATTTAGGTTCGAACCCTGCGTGTTTGATCCGGCGTTCCATGTCGTTGTCATCGAAATACAGCGGATAGAAACGCTCGTCATACAGCCCAACCTTAGCGACTACTTGCTCGCCAAAGATTGCACAAGACCAATGCGGAATAATGCTTGGAAAGCTGATCGTTTCAGGCGAAGCTTCCTGACTGATTTTTTCTAACGATCCAGGTGCAAACCATGCGTCATCGTTCACTAGCACCCAATACGGAGCATAAGGCGTGGACTTGATAATGAGATTCCATGCACCGACAAGACCCAAGCCAAACGGGATAGGCAACACCCACACATGGGTGACATTCTCGTTCTCTGGTGGTAGGTATGTTCCTGTGCCAGAGTTGTCAATAATGACGAGATGCTCCACAGGATAGTCAATAGACTTCACCAAGCGATCTGCAAGGTCAAACCTATTTACTGTTGCAAAGCCGATGACCGGAATCATGCAAGCAACGCATCCAGAGCAGGAATCCAATGCTTTTTCCAAACAGCCTCAACATCAAACTGTTGTGCAAAGTCAATGCAAACTTGTGAGCGACCTCTAGGTGCGTCATACGCTTTGTTCAAAGCATCCACGATAGATGGCACAAGCGGAATAGACCACCAAGCATCCTGACCACTATCCCAAGTTGGTTGCCCTTCGACAAGGAAGCAATCTTCAGCAACAAGGTCAGGGGTAGCTGCCCAATTAGAACCGATGACACGAGTTCCGACTGCCTGGGCCTCAACCGTGGGAACGCCAAAGCCTTCACCGTAAGAAGTGACAAGCATTACATCCATAGCCGTCATCAAAGCGGCCACCTGATCGGTTTCCATACCGTAACGGTAATCAACAAGGTTAGGGAATCGCACAGAGTCTTGAGGAATACCTACAGCTTCGCAAAGCTTCAACAGATTCCAGCCACCTGCGGCACCAAGCGGATCGGTGTGTAGGTAAAGCTTGGCATCAGGGTGGTCTTTTAGAAAGATGCTAAAAGCAAGCAGGTTCTCGCTAAACGCTTTACGGTGAACAAGTCCAGATGCTTTGTTCGCAGCTACCATGCCAACCACAAAGTCATCATCGTTGAAACTTAGATACTGACGAGTAGGCACACCGCTGATCTCGTAAGTCGGTTTCATCGCTTTCGTGTCAATAGCGTGTGGCACATAAAGACAGTCAATGCCTTTCTCCTGCATTTGACGCTGACCATGCGGTGACATAGCGATCGGTGTCACATTAGGTTTACGCAACCACGCCTCAACCTTTGGTGGCATCGTGATGTGGTCTAGTGGAGTCCATGAGGCGATCCGGCGCATCCTGTCCCAAGCTGCACCCTTCAACACCCAAACATCGTAGAGCGTGATCATTAGGTCAGTTAGACCAGGGTGCTGACTTAGGAAGTGGTGGTGGTTCATTGGCCCTACATCGTTAGAGTAAGGTTCAAAGCCACGAGCATAGTGAGGGATGACACCGTGTGGTGTTTCTAAAGTCGTGTTGCGACCCTCAACACCATAGTTAGAAATAGCTGCGGTCGCATAGCCATCACGCACAAGACGATCAACAAGATAACCAGCCTGAACACCGTAACCCGTTGGCTGATACGGGCTATTCGACCAAACCGTTACTGCACCCTTTTTAGACATTCAAGAACCTTTCGTAGTAGGTGGTTCTAGCCTAGCAAAAAGAACACCCCCCAGAGTCCTACGCAACTCTGAGGGGTGTTCAGTCTTGGGCAAGTTTTAGCTTGCGCCACCCTTGAACCATACAGCGTGAGCTGAGTGGGTTAGGTTACCATCAACGCGCATCGTGACACGGAAAGTGGTCACATCCTTGTCGAAAGCGTAGTCGCCCGACTGAGCGACCTGGATTCCACCAGCGGTGCGAACCTTGTATGAAGGTAGGTGACCGAAAAGAACCGACTTTGCGCTGGTAGCAACAGCTGGCATAGCAGGGTTCTCAATTAGGCGGTAGCCGAGGATCTGGTCAGGCTGACCAGCGGTGGCAGGGGTGAAGATGTAGTTACCTGCACCATCCTTGATCTTGCGGATCGAAGCGATAGCCGACTTGCCAGCGAGGAAGCCCACGCCAGGTAGTAGACGAGCCTGACCGTCAAGTGCGTAAACAAGGTCTACGAGGTTCTCGTAGGTTGCTGCACCGGATACACCAGTTCCACCAGTAACAGCCGAAGCTGCAGCGGTGAGGATACCAGTAGGTTCAACAGTTCCAGTTCCGTTGGTTAGACCGTTGTTGACGGCAAAACCAATAGCGTTACCAGCTTGTTCTGCGATAAGTGCCGACAGGTCGAAACCAGCGTCAGTTAGCAGTTCGTTAGCAACAGGAACGAGGAATGAATACTTGAACGCACCTAGAGTGATCGAGCTGAAGGTTGGCTCTGACTCTGAGATTGCTGTTCCAGCACCCTTGATGGTTGCGGTCGAACGAGCAGTCAGGGTTGGGATGGTCAGCGACTCACCAGTAGTGGTGTTGATGACATCCGAAACATCCAGCATTGGGCCAGCAAGACGGGCAATCTGGAATACCTGGTTGTAGAACGACTTTGGAACGGTGTTGTCGCTTGGAACAAGGGTGCGCTTCTCAGAAGCGAACTCGTGTCCACGCTGCTCACCTAGTGCGATTGCACGAAGGATGTCGCTGTCATCTGCCGAACGGGTGTTCGATGGAATGAACGAAGCAGCAGCTTCAGCAGCTCGCTCTTCGCGGGCAGCTAGTTGGTTAGCCGACTCAATAAGCGCAGCACGCTCGTCAAGTTCAGCAGAGATGCGAGTGTATGACTCGTTCTCTTCTGCGGTTAGGTCACGCTTCTCAGTAGCAGCACGGTCAAGAATAACCTTTGCAGCTTCCCAAGCCTTAGCGCGAGCTTCCGCCTGAAATTTTGCAAATTCAGACATTGGATCTCCTAATTGGAATTGAATAAAGGATTCTGCGGTGCTGACACTCAACAGACAAGGTAGCGGTGCTAACACTCAACTACATGTAAAAGTTTACAGAACGAAAAGTATGCGTCACGGTAAAGAAGAACCCCCACAGGGAAAGGGGGTAACCTGTGGGGGTGAACTCGCTTTATGGGGGCGTTAGCGAGTTTCTTCAGACTTGACTACACGAGTTTCTTTAGTTTCCTTAGCAACGGGTGCGTCAAGTGAAATGATGGCATCAGCAAAATCTTCAGCCAAGTCTTTGATAACTCCAACAGTAGGATCTCCAGCAACCTTCAAGATTGCTTCGATGATTTGTTCTTTGGTAGCCATTACACTCTCTTCAGTAGCAGGTCAAGTTGTTTCTGCTTCAAGTCTAGGATGTTGCCAGATACTTCCTCAACCTCTGGAGTTTTCTCAAGCTTTGAAACAACATCCTTGATGATTTGAGCGTGTTCGGCTTCTAGTTCTTCACCGGACTCTAGGCGAAGCAGAGCGTCAGCCAGAGCTTCAGCGTCAATGCCCGATGGCTGTTCTTCTGATCCTTCAGCCGAGCGAACCTGCACAGTTCCCGAAGTGGCCGTATATGCCGGATAGCTGACCACCGAAATTTCGTGAATTCTGACTGACTCCAAAGTGCGATTACCTCTTTCATCCCAGTTGTCTTTGATGACATTGAAGCCAAAGCTCATAGCGTCAATAACTTTGCTACGGATCAGTTCGGCAACATCACGACCACGAGTAGTGTTCGCCAAAGTAGCCTCGTAAGCCAAGCCACGGTCATCTTCCCAAAGGCGTAGACTGCCACCACGCATCGAAGCCATAGGCTCACCGCTGTCGTGATTCCAAAGCAACTTGATCTCGTTACGGGACTTTAGTGAACGCTGGAAAGCACCAGGTGCGATTCGCTCAATGAACGGTAGCGGTTCGCTATCGCTGTTGAACACAGCAGCATAGCCACTAATGGTCATGCCATCGCTCTCGTCACGAATCTCAAACTCTGAAGGCAAAGTGCGAACCTCATACTTGCCAACAGAGCGAGCCTCTGGTGTTAGACCCTCAATGCGAGCCTTGATCGCCCAAGAAGCCGAAAGCCACTTGTTGCGCTGTTCATTAGTTTCAGTCATAGTTTCTCTTTCACCACTTGCTTCTAGCCTAGCAACAACTGAGTCAGCGTATGCTTTGACGCGAAGAGCCTGACGCTTTGTTGGCCCTGATCCCCAAAGTAGATGAGCGACCAATCCGGCACCAGGGTAGGCAGGATCGGTAGCGTTCTTGTTTTTAGGGGCATCTAGGTCTGGTAGGTGGCGGGCGATCCATGCCGATAGGCGCACCCATTTATCGTCTGAAACACGACCAGCTGCCATCTCACGGGCTTCGCGGATAGTGGCAGGGACTAGACCTGCACCGCCTTTGCCTTCTTCGTAATACTTCAAACCACGGCGAGCTGCAGCTCTCATGTATTCGGGCGGGGCGACATTCAAAGCTCGCTGTTCGCTACGCTCTCCACCTGGCTCCATGTCTTCAGCGATTGACACAGCAACCATCTGATCTACAGCGGCCTGTTTGGTGGTGTGACAGCCAATAACTTCGCCATCGTCTTTGATTGTTGCCCAACCAGAGCAACCCTCAGCAGTATCGGTAATAAAGTATGGCATTAGACCTGTTTCATCCAACTAATAGTGTGACCTGCCTTAGTCGAAATGACATGCAAGGTTCT